GAGTCTTTAATCGTAGTATTCTTTTTAATTTTGTCTAGTAAGCTCATTGTGTTTCCTTATATGCGTAGTATAGTAGTATTATATCACATTTCATAATAAAATGGATCACGGATTTGATTTAGAATGTGGTACGTCAAATACGAAAGTGATGCGGATGCAGTCACCAACGTTTTCAGTTCCATGTTCTAATTTATTATCAAACCATAGAAGTGTTCCAGGTTCAACTATAACGAACTCATCGCCAACCATGTATTTGTAACTTCCTTGAATTGCAAGGTGATATCGATCTCGCGTTTGATAGTAGCTACCTACATCTATATGCTTACCGACTTTACCTCCAACAGGAAGTGACAAGAATCCACAGCGACTATGATTTTTAAAATGTCGTTTGAGAAACCCCACAACATTTGTATGTTTCTTATATGCTGGTGTTGGAATACAAATTTCTGTATCGCCAACATATTCATCTAAGCTTCTTACTCCACCCATGACTAACTGAAGAACGCCAGCTTCGACTTCAGGGAAACCATAATTCAACATTGAACTAGTTCCTTCTATGTCGCGCTGACCTCCCCAATCTTCAGGGTATTCCTTCAACTGATCCAATATCTTAGATACGTTGATGCCCGTTTTAATGATGCGAATATTATCCAAAGAAGTCCTCAAGTGAAGCTTCATCTTCTGACTTCCAACCAATAGCATTAAGAATGATTTCAGCTGGATCTAAGAAAGCTTTTTGAAATTGTATATCGTTATCAATAAACTTATGAAGACCGAATTCAGGTGGAAGAACTTGACTGAATCCAATGACATCTTCACGAGTTGGATTGCGAGGATTTAAGTACACGTACTTAATCTTTTCGCCTTCCTTGATTACCTCATATTTATTCTCCAAGCCATGCTGCTTCAATAAGTGATTATACATCAAAGCTGCACGTGAATTAATTGGAGTACCTTTACCGTAAACAGTTTTCTTATCTACGTACTTTTTGAGCGAAGAGACGCCACGAGGGAAAGCCTTCTGTTCGACGGGTAGACTGTCAAAGGTATTCCTAAAGTTGTGTATAAACTGTTGAGTTTCCTGCTCAGTACCTTTGATGAGAATCTTGAAGAGTTCTTCCATAGCTTCCCTACACGGCGCAGGAGTAGACGATTTGATGGCCTCGATCCCCATGATCTTGAGTTTTGGTTTAGCATATCTTACTCCTTCATTGTCCCATACGTTTAAGATGTATCGTTTCTTTGCAGTCCAGATTCCACGATCAGCAATACTTTCACGCTTCATACTGATGCGATGCTTGTGTACATTGAGATTCTTTGCAAGATCTTTAAATGCAACATCAAGTACATCGTTTTCGATCTTTTGACAAACCTTGTCTACGAAATCAACTTTCTTATTAGAAGGACTATCAGGCATAACGGTATTGACAAGATCAGATAGAGTAATATAAACGGAATCAGTGTCGATAGCCAGGACATAATCTTTATTAGTTTTGAGTACAGAATTTAGATAACCATTAACGTGCTTTTCAGCCCACTTAATAATCATCTGACCAGTGATAGTAATACCTTCAGCGATTTCCATTGTGAAGTAACGGAAGTATTTATTTCCAAGTGCGCCATAAAGCGAGTTTAAAAGAATCTTAATTGCTAGTTGTTGGTTTTCAAAGTGACCAATGTCACGTTCAATACGATACACTTCAGCTTTGTTATCTTTATCACATGCTTCAAGTTCTTTCTTAGATTCAATCATCTTTTTCTTGATGAATGTACGTTCAGTGTACATTTCTTCAATGATTCGTGGCATAAAGCCTTGCTTCTCGTTAGAGAAGTATTGACCTGTTGCCGCCATAGACATATTGTTCTCGTTCTTGTAACCAGCAAGACACTTTTCAATTGTCATACTAGGTTCAACCTTTCCTTTCAAGATTGTTTCTGGACTCATGTTCCATTGTACAATGATGTTAGGATAAAGCGAGTTAACGTCAAAGGAAGCAACCCAATCGTGTATTCCGCACTGAGGTTCTTTTACGTAACCACCTTCATAGTCAGTTTTATAACTATCTTTGTTTGGAGGTACGATGATGTTCTGTGCCAAAAGATCTCGGTGAATCAACGAATCCCAGATACTTACAGTTCCCATAGTATCAGAGTAGTTGACACCAGCTTTATATGCCATAGTTACTGTCAACGTAATCATAGCAATCTTGTCTTCCATCTGATCTACTAGATCAACGTCTTTGATGTTGTAATCAATAAACTTTTGGTGATCTGTTTGATAGAGAGTATGCAGTGTACCATCATACGCAAGTTTGCGTTCGCCAAGTACAACCCAAGCAATGTGATCTAGACGATATGATTCCTGTGGACCAAATGAATAACCGAACTTCTGGAATAGATCCATATAGTCAAGTTGTGGAACTCCGACGATATCATAGATCTGAACCATTCCCTTCTTCATCGTAACCATACGTTCTTCAACCTGACCCCAAGGTGAAAGTTTCTTCACTTCATCTTGTCCAAGGATTCTGTTGATACGATTTACGAGATATGGAATATCAAATGTACGAATGTTCCAACCTGTCACTGCGTCAGGACATGTAATTTCATCATGCCAAAATGCTACAAACAGTTTAAGCATGTGAGCTTCGTCGATACATTTAGTGTATCGAACTTGAGAAGTTTTCATGATAGACTTCTCAACATCATAGTCACCTAGTGCCCACACGAAGAACGTATCTAGAACAGAGTCTTTAATACAGATTGCTGTGACAGGATGTTTAGCTTCATCGGGTTCTGGGAAGCCTTCGTTAGATGCGACTTCGATATCGATGTTATGGATACGAATCTTATTGCGTTCAAACTTGATTTCACCTGGAAATTCTTGAGCAATAAACTGTGCTATGTAGTTGGTGTTACCATAGATGTTGAAGTTCTCAACACCATCGTAGCGTTCCATGAATTCTTTTGCTTCACGCATGGAAGCCATTTCAACTGCATCAACGTTTGTTCCATCAAGTGCAGTGAACTTAGAGTTGCCTTTACCTTTCACATAGAGTGTAGGTTTGAAAGCAATCTTCTTGCGGATACGACGACCGTCAGTGTACCCGCGAAATAGTAGATTGTTGCCGTAACGATTGATTGATGTATAAAAGTGCATAGTAAAAACAAAACCGGGATATAGTAATTATATCCCGGTTACGATTAGAAGTACAATCTTAAACTATAATTGAAGGTGGAATATCATTAGCTGCCGCTACGATAATCCCAGATCCAAAGATTCGATTGTATTCATTGATCAATTTGATATCGAGTTCGATTTCACCAATGATGCCACGTTCATAAATTCGAACTACGCTATCTTTTGCGAATGGAGCAAATGGAGCAAAAGCTGCACCGACTCTTCCATCTTCTGTTTGCTGCACCACAATTTGTGCTGGCTTATTTAGAATATATCCATTCTGATCCTTTTCAGCATCAGAGATAATGTCTTCACCTGTTACTAGTCTGTACACTCTTACTGTCATAATATTCTCCGTGTTAAATCATACCTCGACGCATTAAATTTCTCATGCGTTGTTCGAGGTCGTAATGGTTAGTTGCATCAGCAAGGTATGCTTCGATCTCTTTCTGATAATCAACTGTGAAAGTCTTTAAGACCCAGTCCCAAAACTCTTTCATTTTACTTTACCCGCCTTGTACTGTTTGTATTCGGCAAGATAAGCTTGAAGTTTACTTAATAGTAGATTAAAGCTTTGAACTAATCTCATCTTTGTCCCCTTCAGTTAGGAATTGTTTTTCACCTTTGGATTTGACAACAATCTTTTTTGGTTTCTTAGACTCCGGAACTAAACGCTCCAAAGCAATCTTAAGCATACCATTAAAGATTTCTGCATTTTTAACTTCTACTTGATCATTCAAAGCAAATGAACGAGTGAAAGCTCTATTAGCAATTCCTTTGAAAAGGAAGTCATCATCTTCAGCAGTTTGCACATTACCTTTGACAACTAACTTATCACCATCAAGTTCAATATCGATATCATGTTGGCCAAAACCAGCTACAGCAATCTCAATCGTGTAGTGAGTGTCATCATGTTTCTTGATATTATATGGTGGATAGTTTGGAATATTCTTCGTAACATCATCATGTAATTTTTGAAGACGAGAAAACTGGTCATCAAAACCAACAAAGAATTTATCCAAGTCTTTAGTGCCCCAGAAAGTAGGGATAAAATTGTTTCCCATGATGATCTCCTTATTGTTTACTAAATGCTTTTTTAGCGTCAAACGTATAAGCTGAAACGCCAAGTGTAGTAAAAAAATCTACATGGGCTTTAGCTACGATCTTAGCAAAAGAAGATTGTGCTGCAATAAATTGATTGAGGGGTTTTTTTAGTTCTTCGTTTTTGACGTAGGTCTCAACGAATTTAGATTTGATTCCTTGAAAAGAATCGATGGCTGTGTTAATGTTATTCAACATTGTTTTCTCCTATTAAGCGAGTTAAAATAAAATGATACCCCGAAGGCGTATCTGCTGGTTACTTTATCCAGCGCCTACTAACGAGAGGCAGTTCAATTGCTCGGACGCCTGAAGTTGATAGTCACCTATCTTCCTCTACCGTTTACGTCTGACGGCCCTAAGGTGGGTTCTGTCTGTGAAGGTGTTTCACAAGGTTACCTTCAACCTTGTTCCCATCCCGGGGATTATTGCACAGCTTCTGGCGCTTCAGCTTTTGATGCGGCCTCAGCTTTTGCAGCAGCTTCTAGAGCTGGCAATTGCGGTTGAGCTTGTTGCTGCATATTGGCGATCAATCCAGCGACTTGTTCATAAGGTGCCTTTGCAAGAGCTGCAAGGATCAGATTAGCTTCTTCAAGCTTCAATTCAAAATTTAGCATGGTTTCTCCATTTACTTAGTACTAGGTTTTTTGCCAATGTTATATTTGGCAGTTAGAGTCCAGTCGGCTTTCTCCTTAAAGGATACTACCTTAATCTGCGACAACGAAACACGTTGTTCTGCTTTCGCCAAAACAACGATCTTTAACAATCCCCAATCTGATAACAGACCAGCGATAGTATTTCTACGTTCAATATCTCCTGAAGTAATGTTTGCCTCTTTACCGTCGAGCGCAAACAGTTCTTTAAAGTGAACGATAAAGTATCTACCTTGCTTATGCAAGATGTGGCAAGATTGATACAGTGTTTTATCTTTACGGGAAGCTACTCCGATACGAGTAAGCGTTTCACGAACCTTTAGAAAATTATCTGGTTCTGGCAACGTCACTTCAAGCATGGAGTCTGGAGTCCAGTCGTAATATATTAATTCTACAGTCATTTCACATTCCTTTTACTTATTATTGTCATAACAAATCTCATTAGACCATAGTATTTATACGATTAGCGTCCTCCTGTTTTATACTTTTCCTTCATTTCTTTTAATTGAGTTTCAGTAAGTAACTCGATAGCTTGGGTTGCTTTCTGAGCAGAGTAGTTGTACTCCTTCATGATCATCTGAATGTCTTCAGAGTTCTGATCACGCTTATGCCACTTAGAGAATCGCTTCTTCTTTGGAACACCAATTCTATAAAAATCGAATTGCCAGTTCTTAGGAATACTTGCAAACTGATTCATTTCGTTTGCGTACATTACTGTGTCAGAAAAGTACGACAATCCACGATTAACCATGAAAGGAACGTATTCCTTTTCAGTATGAGGATCTTCTTTAATAAGATCCTTCTTAGTATCGTTGATTGCGTTTAGGAAGTCAAAGAAGCTCATCGTGATTTTAATTTTTGTAGATCATCAGGTTTAGCATTGAATAACTTACCTGGAAACTTTTCCATAAGAATATCTTCTAGCTTTTCCATTGAAGGACCATGTGCTAAGTACGATCCATCTTCTCGTCTGTAGACGAAGAATACTCCATCGTGATCTTCAACACTGATATCAATAACTTTACTTTTAAATTCTTCAACAATGTCTTCAGATATTTCTTCTATGTGTTCGTTAATACGCTTTACAGCAACGTGTTCGCGTAGTTTCCATCCAAGAAAAAAACCAAAAGCAAATATACAAGTAATTGCTAGAAATATTTCCATTTTATTTAAACTTTAGTTGAGCCATGATTTCAGTAAGTGCTGCCATCGTATTGATTTCACGATCTGCAACAAATGCTGCTTTGTATTGGTAATCAGCAAGAATCAAAACCAATTGAGGAACAGAACCCTGTTCCATATAGTCGTTTGCTTTATCATAAAGCTTACGAAACAATTCAGTAGATTCTACATCAGAATTTTTACCAACCCACTTGCGCACTTCAGTAAAGTTCTTAGCTTTAAGATTCTTTACAAGTTCTACGTATGATTCATCACCAAGGTTGACAAGTAAACCTGCATCAATCTTGCCTGATACAGAGTAGCGCTGTAGTTCATTAAGAATACGGCGATAGTCTGGAAAGTATTTAGTAATTAGTTCAGCAACTACTTTACCATCAGCCTCAACTTTTTCGAATGAAAGAATGTCAAGAACACGACGATAGAATCCTGCAGCAATCTTTGGCTTTTCAGAATTATCTATTTTGAATTCGACCACTGCACACCTAGAATGCAAAGGTTCGATGATTCTGTTTTTGAAGTTGCAAGTAAAGATGAATCGACAGTTATTACTAAACTCTTCGATGAAGCCACGTAGAGCAGGCTGAGTAGAATTAGCGTTAAGATAATCAGCTTCATCGAGGAT